CCATCATGGCAGATTGAATCATGCCTTCGATGGCCTGTTTGAGGTCGTCATTCATAGGTAATTTGATTTCGATTTCTGCTTCCGGCGACTCGCTGACATCGCTCTCGAGTTTGAGTTTGCGCGCAAAAAATCCGTTCGGATTGGCAGCAGGTTCGCTGACAAGATCGACCGAGTAGATTTCCGAGCACCGTTGCAAAGTTGTGAGCTTGTCCGTGCTTTTTTCAGACGGACCCGAGAACGCAATCGAGAGCCCGAACGTGTCCGGGATCCGCTCGGCAATCTCTAAAATGTAAGCGCGATGGGGCGAGGTTTGCAGCAAGTGCAGATCGCCGAGCAGCTTTTCGCCGCTGATGCGCAGCGCATCGATGTAACCGACGATGTCGCCGGCGCCGCCACTGTGGTTCAGCTTAACTTTAAGCCCGCCGGCATATTGTTCGGCCGCGGTCTTAACCTGCGCCAGGGTCTTGTCGTCAATCATGACGCCATGGCCGAGCGCCGGGCCTTTAGTGATCAGCGAGACGCCGCGGATGATGCCGGATTCGGCGTCGATGACGCCGGCCGAAGCTGAGAAAGTGATGACTTGTTCCATCGCTGATGCGATGGCCGTCAAAACCGATCAGCGCTTGACCTTCTTTTTCCGGACCTTCGGAGCGATTGCTGCGGCCGGCTTCTTCTTCGCCCCGATCCAGGGAGCGACCGCAAAGACGATTCCCAGGCCGGCCGCGACGCTGGCGAAGCGCTCGAACGTGAGCAGAGCCTGGTCCGCGGCGTCCTTGTGCGTGCGCGAAAGAGCGAGTTGATCTTGCAGAGTCTTATTGATCAGACCCGTCATGGGCTCGATGACCGCGTATAGCTCGGCCGTCATGGCCGGCGAGTTGAGGGTTGAGATCTCGCCCCGGTCGCAGAGGTCTCGAGCTTTCTTGAGGTAGGCTGCGACGAGTTTGTGTTGCGCCAGGAGATCCGCCGGGTTGCCAAATTCCGCGAGCAATCGCTCGGCTTCGGCCTGGAGCTTGTTCAGCGACGCACAAAACGCCTTCGGATCGATCAGTCCCTTGCTCGCCTTCGCCTGGCCATCGACAATCTCGAGCCCGTAAACATCGAACAGCGGACTGAGCACGTTGCTCGTCATGGCGAATTCCTTGTCACTCGCCGCGATATGCTTGGAAACGCTTTTGACCGTGATCACTCCGACGCCTGCAAAACAGACGACGGTTGCAGCGAGCGCAGCGGTGATCAGTTTCGGGCTCATTTTTTCAAGAGCTTGCCCGGGTTCTTAGAATACTTTTTTGCGAGAGTCGTGAGCCCGTCGATAATCTCCGGCGCCAGGAGCCCGGCGACGCCGTAGGTCACGGCCTTCACCAGGGAGCTGACCTCGATCTGCTCGACGATAACCCAGGCAAGAGTCGAGACGATGGCAGCCATGATGACCCTCCGCACGCTGTCCCAGATCGTGCCCTGGATAGGGTTCGCCAGGAGTCGGGCAACCATGCCGGCGCCGCCGATGACCGCCGTCAGCCAGCCGGTTTCCTTCCAAAGTTTGGCGACTTCCATGAGATCCTTGTGGTCGCTCATTTTTTGCGAGTCATGCGATCACCGAACCACCACCCGATGCAGTTGAAAGCGCAGAACTGGATCTCGTCGATCATCTCAGCTTGCTCGGATGCCGTGACGCGAAAGAAAACGATGGTCACTAGAATCAAAAGAAGCAGCGTGATGAATGGGCGAAACAGCGTTATCAAATTGGCCGCCCATGCCGAAGTGTTGGCCGGAGGAGTTGCCGCTTGTTGGCTAGCCGTGAACGCATCCCACTTTGCTTTGTCGCTGGCGATCTCGGCCATTGCTTTCGCCTCTTCCAGCTTTCGTTTGTGATCTTGTCCGGCCTTGTAGTTCTCAAAAAAGCCGTTGCCGATGCGGAGCAAGACACCGAGTGCGCCGCCGCCTAGTGCGTTGGTGATAAGATCGAGCATGGCTTATACTGCTTTGGGATTCGTCAAACGACGGAACAAGAAATAGGGCAGCCAAACCCACTTTGGTATCTTGACCAGTTTTACATTGGTATTCTGCACCACAGGCATCTCAGCGTCCCACAGTTTGACACGAATTGGCTCGCCATCCGGTGAGCAGCAGTTGAGCAAGGAAACTCTGCGTGTAGGAGCGCGGCCTTTGACCCAGTAGTTGTCATATTGCCCTAGCTCCACCGTGCCGCTTACAACGCAGTTATAGAGCTTCAGCCCATCAATCGCGCCCTTCACCGTCACTGAGCCTTGAATGTCGCAGGATTTAAAGGAATAGCCGCTGCCGCGCACACAATCAATCGAGTCCTCGTGGCTAGATGGAATCACTAGTCCAATAGCCGTTAGGTTGTCCACATTGGAACATTTAAACAAGTCGTCCCACTCGCGTGGGTTGCTTGGAGCTTTCCAGTCCTCAGACGTAACGACCTTGCCGTTGTCCGCAGGGCCAACGTAGCTGCGCCAGTTTACGTCTTTTGTTCCGGACATCTTAGTCGGCTTTCTTCTCTTCCTTGGGCTTCAAGGCTTCGACGAGCACTTCCGCGCTTTTGCGGATGATTTCGTGTTGCTCGGCTGGCAGAGGAGCGAGGCGGGCGGCGGCGTATAGGTTATTTAAGGCTTGTTCAGTGTTCATGTGTTTTAGTTGGATTCGAGTGCGGCGACACGTTGGCGAAGCGACTGAAGTTCCGCAACTAGATTTGCGATGACTTCAGCGGAGCTGGCTTGCATACCTTGGTATTTCGGATTGCCGTCGCTATCCACGGCGTCTTTTTCACCAGTCACAGCAGATGGGCAAACCTCGGCAAATTCGTGAGCTAAGAATCCCGCAAATTTGCTGCCGTTGGATTTCCAAGTACCAACTTTAGGTTTAAGAGCGTCGATAAACGCTCCGCTGTCTGTAAGCGGGCCAGTAATGTCTTTTAAGCGATAATCAGATGTAGTATTATAAATCGTAATGGTTCCATTGGATGTAATACTCCCAACCGAGTTTCCACCATTGTAGAAAGTAATTAAAGCTCCGCTACTTGTCTTGTTATTTACATAAAGAACACTATTTGCGGAATCTCGGGTAAATACGGTTGCTCCAGTGGCAGATGCTCCAAATATACAAACACCAACTGGGTCTGAAGCAATACCGGATGGCGCACTACTCATTCCCACCAGCAGATTACCGCTGGTGTCGATGCGCATACGCTCAGATGAACTAGTATAAAACAACAAAGGTGTAGCACTATTTGTTCCCACAGTCATTTGCGTAGAGCTTATGTTTATAGCTCCTACATTAGTTTTTGAACTGTCTGTAATAATGATATTACGACCAAGACTGTCGCTGATAAGCCCTAAAGCACCACCATTTCCAGAGGCGATACCTGTGACTACTAAACGCTGCACTCCAGTATCTACGCCTGTGTTTGCTGTTACGCCCACCAGCAGATTACCTCCTAACGGATTAAGCATTAAGTTACGAACTTCGCTGGTGTTATTTCGCAACGCTTGAATCCACGATTCCTCTGTTCCAGCGCCATCAAAACCAAAGTTAAGTCCTGTTCCAGCAGCAGACGACGGCGCATATACGCCATCGCTGGAAATGTTAAATGATTTTGCTACTGTTAGTTTTGTAGCCGGACTCGCAGTCCCAATGCCCACCGACCCACTGCTCGTCGCAAAGTTGGCTCCTGTGGTGCTCGACAACGCGCCTGTCACCGCGAGTCCGGTGGAGGAGAATCCAGCTACTTGAGCGCCACCTAAGCCAACGCGAACAAGTGTACCACCTTCTAACCATAATGGCTGATAAGATGGACTTGTGCGATTATACGATTGGATAATGCTTTCCGTTCCATCCCAAAATAGTTCCATACCTGAACCGCTTGCTGGAACCGAATAACCGCGAACAGTAGCACCTAGACTTCCAGTAATAGCTCCACTCGCGCTCAACGTCGTAAACGCGCCTGTGCTGGCCGTCGTCGCGCCCACCGTGCCGTTGATGTTAATCGAGGCCGTGCCTGTAAGGTTCGTCACCGTACCGCTAGATGGCGTGCCCAATGCGCCGTTGAACAGCACCGGAGCACCCGCGCTGCCAGTGTTAATGGCCAAAGCCGTTGCGATGCCCGTTCCGAGACCAGAGACGCCTGTGCTGATGGGCAGACCCGTGCAGCTCGATAGCGTGCCACTGGAGGGCGTGCCGAGGATTGGCGTGACGAGGGTTGGCGACGTGGCAAACACCGCCGCGCCACTACCTGTTTCATCCGTAAGCGCAGCCGCAAGATTGGCCGACGAAAACGAACCGAGAGAGGTGGCGTTGCCAACTGATGTAACCGCGCCAGTGAGGTTGGCATTGGTGACCACCGTAGCCGCAAATGAGCCTGTACCACTACCTGTGACGCCGCCCGTAAGGGTGATGGTCTGGTCGCCCGTGTTCGTGCCGCTGAGGTTGCTACCCGTCACTGTTCCGCTTGCTGAAATCGACGTGGCAGTGGCCGCGCCCAGCGCCGGCGTGACCAGCGTCGGACTCGTGGCGAACACGAGCGAGCCGGATCCGGTCTCGTCGCTGACCGCCGCCAGGAGGTTCGCCGACGATGGCGTCCCGAGGAAGGTCGCGACGCCAGATCCCAGGCTCGTCAAGCCGGTTCCGCCGTTTGCGACTGCGACCGGCGAGGTGAGCGAAAACACGGATCCGGTCAGCGTCAGCCCGGTGCCGGCGGTGAACGTACCGGCGCCCGAGAATTGAGACCAGGGCAACGCGGTCGTGCCCAGGGTCCCGCCGGCGTCAGCCGTACAGACAAAGCCGCAGTCTCCGTTGAGCGTGCCCTGCTCGATAAACGTGAAAGCCGAGGTCAGCGCATCCCAGGTGTTCGCGTCGGTCGTCCGAGTCCACGATCCCGATGCGCAAAGATAAAGCCCGTTGTTTTGCGAGAGCGATTGGTTTTTGACCAGGACGCGATTGCCCGCGACGACGCTCACGCCATCGATGGTCTGCGCTCCGGTCAGCGTGATGTCCGCCGTGGTGGCCGCGACGCACGAGGCTTTCGCGTCGAGACCTTGCGCGACCGTATCCACGTAAAGCTTGTTAGCGATGTCGGTGGAGGCGGTCGGCGTGGTCGAGATCGTGCCGGCCGTCGCGGTCAGATTCGCGATCGTACCGAGCGAGGTCAGCGATGAAGCCGTGACCCCGGCCGCCAGGGTGTTGCCAGATAGCGTACCAGCCGGCGCAATGACCGCCGCGGTCGTGATCGAGGTCGTCAGGCCTTTCGCGTTGATCGTGATGATCGGGATCGCGGTGCTCCCTCCAGTAGATCCAGGCGTCGCCACGGTCGCGAGCGTACCGGCCGCGGTGACGTTCCCGGTGCCGTCGAAGCTTGGCGAGGTGTAAACAATGTCGCCCGTGATCGCAATGGTGCGCCCGGTCGCGAGAGCCGTCGCCGTCGCTGCGTTCCCGGTCGTGCTTCCGCTGGATCCCGTGACGCTGCCTGTGATCGGATTGGTGACGGTGAGTGAGCCGAGAGTCCCGACGCTGGTCAGACTCGATGCGGTTACGTTCGATGCCAGGGTCGTGCCAGTAAGCGTGCCGGCTGCAGCCGCAACCGTGATTGCCGCGGTGCCGTCGAAGTTCACGCCGTTGATCGCGCGAGCCGTCTGCAACGCCGTAGCCGTGGCCGCGTTGCCGGTCGTGCTACCGGAGGATCCGCTGACATTCCCGGTCAGGTTCGCCGTGATCGTGCCGGCGGTAAAGTTGCCGCTGGCGTCGCGTGCAACGATTGCGCTGGCGGTGTTCGCCGAGGTCGCAGTGGTTGCGCTGTTCGAGACCTTCGAAGCGGTCGAGATCGTCGCGAGCTTCGTGTCCACGATTGCGGCCGCTGCACTGATGTCTGCATCGACGATGCTCGTCGCCAGGTTGAGCTTTGAGTAAGCGATGGCCGCGCTCGCGTTTACGTCTGCGTTTACAATCACGCCCGAGGCGATGCTTGTTGCGTTGCCCACGCTCGTCACATCGCCGGTCAGATTTGCGTTCGTAGTCACGTTGCCCGCGGTCAGTCCTGCCGCGGTGCCGGTGATATTCGTGCCGATCAAAGCGGTCGGCGTGCCAAGCGCCGGCGCGATCATGGTCTTGTTGCTCAGCGTGTCGGCGGTCGATCGTCCAACCAGCGTGTCGGTTGCGTCTGGCAAAGTAACCACGCGGCCGGCCGTCGAGACGGCGTCGATCAAAGTGACTGCGCTGGCTGCGCTCGATGAGCTGCGGAAGCGGATGCCCTTGTTGAAATCGGTGCCGTCGCTGATCGTGAAAAGCCCGCTGCCCTTCGGCTGCAAATGCACGCCGATGTTCGCGCTCGCGCCCTCGGCGAGTACATGAAGCGGACTGCCAACACCGATGCCATTCTTGATCTCGAGGTAATCGGTCGCGCTCGCCACGCCGGTCAACCGCACAATGTCGTTACCGCCGCCGACGATCCCGACCGTGTCCGCCGTCGGGCGATAGAGTCCGGTGTTCGTGTCGTTGACAAAAAATAGCGACGGCGCCGCTTCGGTTCCGTCCTGTAACTCGATCTGTCCCTCGTCGCCCGTGATCGTGATCGTCGTCGGCGTCTCGGTGATGGTGATGTTACTGCCGGCCACCAGGGTCTTCGGCACGTAGTTCGGACCTTCGCTGCCTAGGATCTGACCGCTGCTTGGAATCGGCAAGAGGTCGGTGATCGATGTGACACCGCCGCCGCCGCCACTGTTGCCGCGTGCCGCATTTAGAGTCCAGTCTGCCGCGCTCCGGCTCGGCCGCTCACGGTTGCCGTCGATATTCGAAACAAAGGAATCGCCGTTCCATGTCACCAGGTCCAAGCGCTGATAGGTCTCACCTGGCGCCCACTTGCCCCGGGGATTCAAGCCCTTGGGCTCAGCGAATTCTTTGCGCAGTTGGTCGATTTCGCCCGCGCGAGGAAAGCGCGAGAGTTCCTCGGTGACGATTTCTTTGACCGCGTTCGGCAGCGCAGATGCAGCCTCGGCGATACGCGCTTCAGCCTTAGCCAACAGCGTTTCATTCTCGGCGCGCTCAGCCATCAACACGGAATACTTTGCAGCAGTCGTGTCTTCGAGTTGGACCGCCAGCTCGGCGATCTTTTGCTTGAGCGCATTGCCCAGCTTTGCGTGCTCGGCCTGGGAGTTGGTCAGTAAATAGGATTGCAGCTCTTCGCGCAGTAGTGGCTCGATCTCGTTGAGGTTGCGCTCGATCTCGACCGAGAGGTGCGTGCGCAACTCGGGCAGCGACTCGACGAGCTTCTTGAGCTCGACGCGCTGAATGATTGCCAGCTCGATGAGGTTGTCGATTTGAGTCTGAGTGTGGATCATGTTATTTCTTTTTAGCTTTAACCGTCTTGCTTAACTCGATGATAGATTTTTCTCCAACGATGCTTTGCTTGATCTCATCGACACGGCCGTTCTGTTTCGCGCGGAAATTCTGCACGGCGTCGAGCCACTCTTCGGGCTCCGGTGGTTGCAACGCTGCAAAGGTCTGCCGCACTTCGGCCGATGCTGCTTTGAGTTCCTTCGTGTCGGCCTGCTTATTCAGCCTCTCGACGATGGCCGTTGACCAGGAGTAGCCGGCGTCTCCCCCCCACCCGTTCCACGCCTGGTAGCCCTTACCTTGTTCGTCCCAGGTCTCGCCCTGCTTGTCGGCTTCATGCCGATCGAAAAATGCTTTCATGCGGCGCACGGTGTCCTCGGACATCGGCCGCTTGTTCATGATATCCCGTGCCCTGGCAATGCCGACGCTCGTCATGCCGCGCTGCGACATCGGCTTTTTCTCGCGGATCTCGAGCGCGCGCCGAGCGTTTTCCGCCATCGCGTTCGTCGGAATGTAAGAGTCGGTCGCGAAGTTGATCGTGACCAGGTTCGCATCGTTTTCGATCTGCTGGACTGGCTCGATTGCGGCCGGCGCCGCTGCAACGCTGGCGGCCTGTGCCTCGGCTGCGCTCGCCCCGACTGCGTCGCCGGCTGCGGCCGCGGCCGC